CGGAGCGTCGACGTCTCGGTTGTATCAGGACTGGAACGCGCCGTTCACGTCGCCGGATTATGAGATCCGGACGTCGGGGCGTCTTCTCCGCCTTCGCGCCCGGCAGTTGGTGCGCGACAATGCCTACGCAGCCGGATTCGTCGACGAACTCGCGAACAACGTCATCGGCGCCGCTGGAATTCGGCTGGAAGCGCAGGTCTCGACCGTCATCGACGAGCTGCACGACACGACCAACGACGCGATCGAGGCCGCGTGGGCGGATTTCTGTAACCCCGAGAACTGCTCCGCCGACGGCGTAGACGACATGGTGCAGATCCAGCGGCTCGCGATCATGACGTGGGCCGTCGATGGCGAGGCGTTCTTCCGGAAACTGCCCTATTTCGAGAACGATCACCTCTTCGCGCTGGCATCGATCGATGCCGACCGCGTGGATGAGTTCTACAACATCCTGCCATACGCCGGCCAGAATGAGATCCGGATGGGCGTCGAGTTCAACGCCTACGGGAAGCCGGTGGCGTATCACGTCTGGAGCCGCCACCCTGCAGACGGCGGTGTCAGAAAGCGGGAGCGCATCCCAGCGGAAGAGATAATCCACCTCTACACGCGGACGCGCCCGGGCCAGACCCGTGGCATCACATGGTTCGCTCCGGTGCTGACCTCGATCAAGATGTTCGACGGTTACACCGAGGCCGAACTGGTCGCGGCGCGCACCGCAGCGGCAAAGATGGGGTTCATCCAGACCGCCGTTGCCGATGGCATCGGGCCATCCGTCGACCTCGCCAAGCCACGCGAACCGCGCCAGATGGAAGCGGCGGCGGGCATCATCGACGAACTCGATCCCGGCCAGACGTTCAAGGAATGGGACCCGAAGCACCCCTCGACAGCGTTCAAGGAATTCTCGGGCGCGATTCTCCGGGGCGTCGCTCGCGGGCTCGGCATGTCGTACATGACGCTCACGGGCGACCTGAATGGCACGTCCTACTCGTCGGGGCGCATCGGACTATTGCCCGAGCGCGACCGCTGGCGCGTGCTGCAGCAGGAAGTGTCCATGCGGTTCCTGCGCCCTCTGTATCGCGCGTGGGTGCCGATGGCGCGGCTTGCCGGCGCCTTGAAGGTCGACGGCCGCATTGCGAGCGACCTCACCGCGATTGCATGGAAGGGCCGCGGATGGGCGTGGATCGATCCGCTCAAGGACATGCAGGGGACGGTCCTGGGCATTCAGCACGGCCTCGACAGCCGCACCGATGCGCTCATGGAACAGGGGCTCGATCTCGAAACGACGTTCCAGCACCTCCGTCAAGAAATCGACCTCGCCGAGAAGTACGGCATCGACATCAATCCGGTCGCGCCTCCGGTCGTCGGCAAGGGGATGGGCGTTCCGTCGCCGACCGACAAGGAAGAGGGCCCGCATCAGGACAACACGACCGATGACGAGTCCGGCACCGGCAACGACGGCGGCAGCGGGACTCCGACGCCCGCGAAGAAGAAGGGCGCGGAGTACGTCACCCTCGAACTGGTAGCGTCAAAATGAGAGACTCGGCACTACTCTCCGCGTTCTACGGTCAGCCGTGGGCGATAACCGCGAACAAGTTGCACGCGCTGCAGGAGATCCTGGAGCGCCACGCATCGGGCGAGAAGCTCTCGGAGGCTGAGATCGCCGACCGCATCGGCTCGCATGCGCCGTCCGCGGCGGTGCGTTCGGGTACCGCGCCACGCTCTGGCAAGGTCGCAATCATCCCCGTGACCGGCGTCATCGCGCAGCACTCGCGCATGGTGAACCAGGTCTCGACGTCATCCGGCACGAGTTGCGAGGCGATCGGCAACATGCTGGACGCGGCGCTTGCCGATCCAGACTGCACCGCGATCGTGTTCGATGTGGATTCTCCCGGCGGCTCTGTGTTCGGCGTTCAGGAGCTGGCAAGCAAGATCATGTCGGCACGCGGCAAGAAGCCGATGATCGCCGTCGCGAATTCGCAGATGGCGAGCGCCGCCTACTGGATCGGATGCGCTGCCGATGAACTATGGGTCACTCCATCCGGCGAAGTCGGCTCGATCGGTGTGTTCTGCGTGCACATGGACGCGAGCGAAGCTTACGCGAAGGAAGGATTGAAGCCGACCATCATCAAGGCCGGCGACAACAAAGCCGAAGGCAACCCGTACGAGCCACTCTCGAAAGACGCGCTCGCATACGCGCAATCGCAGATCGACGACTACTACGCGGCTTTCGTGAAGGGCGTTGCGCAGGCGCGCGGCGTCTCGATCGCGGCCGTTGAATCCGATTTCGGGCAAGGCCGCACCGCAACGGCGCAGGTCGCGGTACGCCGCGGCATGGCTGACAAGGTCGGCACGCTCGACCAGGCGCTCGCCAAGTTCGGCGTCTCCGCTTCAGCTAAGCGCCAGCCGATGAGCGCAGGCCGCGCAGCGGAAGATGAAGGAATGGACATCGCGGCACTCGCTGGCGGGACCGAAATGTACGTCACGAGCGGGGTGCTGCGCGATGTCGCGCTCGCGTCCTTGCTCTCTCCCGTCAGAATCGAAGCACTCACACCCGAGTTCGTCGCCGCAGACGGCGCGCTCGACCCCTCACCATCTGCGGACACTTACCGGCCCCACGAGGCCAAGGAGCAACCCGTGCCTATCGACACGGCGGCCCCGAACGGGGCTCCAGCAACAGACGTAAATGCAACGCGCGACGCGGCGATACTCGCCGAACGCGCACGTGCACGCGAAATCCGTGCGCTCTGCGAAGAGCACAAGGTCGCCGACGCGAACTTCGCGCAGGGCTTGATCGACCGCGACCTCTCGGTCCCCGAGGCGTCAATGGCAATCCTCAAGGCGAAGCGCGCGGCAGCGCCCGCAGCGACAGTCACAGCGGTGACCGATCGCGCAGCGGAGCAGCCGTTCGCGAATGTGGGCGAGCAGCTCATGTCGATCATCGCTGCGGCGCGGCATCCAGGTGCCGTCGACAAGCGCCTTCTTCACATCCAGGCGGCGGCGTCCGGGCTCTCCGAGGGCATCCCGTCTGACGGCGGATTCGCGCTTCAGCCGGAGTTCTCGCAGGAGATTCTCCAGCGCTCCTACCAGATGGGCGACGTGCTGTCTCGCGTTCGGAAGCTCAATCTGGGCGCCAACTCGAACAGCATGAAGATCAACGCTGTCGACGAGACGAGTCGTGTGACCGGCAGCCGCTTCGGTGGCGTGCAGGTGTTCCATGCGAACGAGGCCGACACCGTTACGGCCAAGAAGCCCAAGTTCCGCCAGATGGAGCTGAACCTCCACAAGCTGCTCGGAATCTGGTTCCTGACCGACGAGTTGTCGGAGGACACGACGGCGCTTTCCGCTGTAGCACAGACGGCGTTCTCGGAGGAGATCACGTTCACACTTGAGAACGTGATCTTCAACGGCACTGGCGTTGGCCAGGGCCTCGGGTTCCAGAACTCAGGCGCGGTGATCGTTGTCGCCAAGGAAGCGGCGCAGGCGGCCGCGACGCTCAACGTCCAGAACGTCACCAAAATGTACTCCCGCATGTGGGGCGCATCGAGGAAGACCGCCGTCTGGTTCTACGATCAGTCGGTCGAGCCGCAGTTCTTCACGATGACGCTGGGCGCCGGCACATCGCAGATCCCAATCTACCTGCCGCCGGGCGGACTCTCTGCGTCGCCTTTCGGGACGCTGATGGGACGTCCGATGATCCCCGTCGAGTACGCGGCCCAGCTCGGAACGCAGGGCGATCTACAGTTCGTCGATCTACAGCAGTACCTGTACGTCGACAAGGGCGGACCGCAGCAGGCGCAGTCGCTGCACGTCCGTTTCCTGAACGACGAGATGACGTTCCGCATCACTCACCGTTACGACGGTCAGCCGATCTGGAACCTGCCGCTCACGCCAGCCAACGGCGGACCGACGCTCTCGCCGTTCGTCACCCTGGCAGCTCGCCCGTAACAACGATTGACGCCGGGGCGCTTGAATAGGCCCCGGCTAGATCACTCGACCAGCAAACCACACCAACTCCAACTCCAACTCCAACTCACGCAGAGGGAATAAAATGGCAGTCCCACGCTCGCTCATCCAGACAGCGCAGATCGTGCAGGCGCTCAATCCGGCGACAGACGCCGCCGGGCGCACCGGCGCGTTTCTCTCGCTCAAGAATTCCGCCAAGGCGGCGATCATCGTGCAGATCCAGCAGGGCAACGCTGCCACGGTCGCTGTCTCGCTGCTTCAGGCGCAGGACGTGGCCGGGGCCAACTCGAAGGCCCTGGTCGCCACGCAACTCGGCACGAACCTCGACGAGAGCGCGTCCGACCTGCTCACCGCCCAGGCCGCGGCGTCGTCGTTCGTCACCGACGCCGGGCTCAAGAACAAGATCGTCGTGTTCGAGGTGGACGCGGCCGCGCTGGATAGCGCCAACGGCTTCAAGACGATCGCTGTCTCGACCGGCGCTTCGAACCTCGCTAATGTCACGTCTGCCGTGTTCATCGGCTACGCCGAGCGGTACGCTGGCGCGACGCTGCCTTCGGCGATCGTCAACTAATCACTGACGAGGTCGGTCGATGAACGTTCGGATGCTTGCGGGTGCGCGAATTGGGCAGGAACAGGAAGTTTCTGTCCCGGTCGCGCGCACGCTCGTGTCCGACGGCCGCGCGGAGTATGTAGACGCGTGGCGCAACCCTGCTCCAGACACAACGGTCGCCGAGGAGTCGAATCCTCTGGCGACCCATAGGAAGGACAAGCGAGGGCGCCGCTAATGGCCTTCGGCGATTCGGACCTGGGCGCGTTCTTCGGTGACATGGGCGTCACCGTCACGCACAATGGCTACACGACGACCGGCTTCCTCGACGCCAACGATCAGGTCGACGGTCAGGCATTCCCCGGCGCACATGTTCGCGTGGAGAATCGTCAGACCGTTGTCACCGTTCCGACGTCCGGAATACCGGTCACAGTTCGGGATGGCCCGGTCACCGTCGACGGCGTTGTGATGAGCTTGCGCGACGTAATGCAGGAGAAGGACGGCGCGATCACGTATCTGTACTGCGTGGCCGCATGATCGAACTCGTCCGCATCATTGCCTCCCCGATCGCCAATTTGACGACGCTGAACGCGGCCGTTGCGGCCGTATCGCTCGATGGCACCGATACGGCGCCTCCGGCGGTGCTGGCTGTTCTCAATGAGGCTGACCACAACCTCACGTTCAGGGAAGGCGATGCGCCGCTCGCCCCCCGGCTCATCGTTGCGACGACTACCGCGCTCACCGGCAAGACGACGCGCTACACGGGCGTTCAGGATTGGGAAGGCGACGTCATTGTGGGTTATGTGACGATCGGCGCCATCGAGCAAAAGAACCGGCGCGACGCACTCTACACGCTCCGCGTCGCCAAACGGCTCATACTGAACGCGCTCTTTCAGGGCAATGGGCAGGCCACGGCGCGCACGCGCAACAGCGTGG